TAGACTCAACGGCTTCCTCTTTCCACGGGTATTCAAACGGCGGCTCGTCCTTGCGCCGCCACAACATTCTTTTCTCGCCCTTATTTGACGAGCCAATACCAATGCACCAAACCGCGACGGCGTGTTTAGGAATCCATTTCCGGCGAAATTGTGGGTCCCACAATTCATTAGCAATGCCTAAATCCTTACAGCACCGCGTCAAACAATCTGTTTTTGCACCTTCAAGCGCAGTGGCATAGGTTGTGTTCGGGTTGCTACGTTGATATTTCTGCTCCCCTATTGACTCAGATACAAATTGCCCGTTCACGAAAAGCGCCCCGTGGTAAAATACAGTAGCAGACGCTTTGTCAAAAAATGTATTTTTCGGCAAAAGTGCCCAAGCCCCACGACCAAACGCCTCATTTAAGATGTTGCGGAACTTAACGCCTGGCAGATATAGCAGACCATCAGGACGGATCTCAATATCTTTTTCATTTATCTTTTTTGCCAGTACCGCTTGCGCTTTCGCCGGAAAGGCTTTTTCCGCAATGTGAGCATAGGGATTAATTAAAACAGTTGTGTCTTGATTTTCAAACTTTACCGGAACCGCAGTATTTAAAGCTTGTCCGGTTTCAGCGTTTTTAAACTTTTCCATTTCTCGCGCACCTCCGTTCTTTTTTTCTTATTTTTCGTTCAGGAACACCCTCAAAGGATGCGTTCCGCTTTACGTGCATTAGGCCAGACAAAGTCTCAAACCGGCCAGTTCCCCAGTCCGCCTCAATGTTTGCTTTATCTGGCTTGAATTTTTCTTTTGCCGTGTTAAAAACTGAATTGTGTATTTTCCAAATTTCAATCCTTGCTTTTTCAAGCAAAGCCTGAAATTCTGAAAGTCGATTGCAATAGTTCCAAATCATTTCTTGCGGACAATCGCCTTGATCAATCTGATTGATAACGGCTTCCGCAATATGCGCTTGTTCGGAGACCCTTGTATTTAGCCAGCGCTCAAATTCGTCTGTGTTAACAATGCTCATTGTTCCTCCTCAAAATATTTTGTATAAAGTTCAAATTATCACTTTCAAATAGATATTTTGCAGCAAAAAATCCAAGTTCAAACCCGAACAATATGTCATTTATTTGCTCAGGCTTATAATAATGTTTTTGCAAATCTTTTTTGTATTGTTGCAAATAAAATTGTTCAAGACAGTCAACACAAAGATAAGCAATCCCACGAACAAGATATGTTCGTTTTTCAAGTAAACAATACTCACATGTCATTACGCACCTCCATTTCTTGAAATAAAAAAAGCCCCATGTGCCGTGAACATTGGTGCGCAATGAACACGGCACAGGGGCTATGTTTTTATATGTCGTCATCAAAATTTAATTCGTTAAAATCCTCCGGCTCTAAGTCTGCAAAATACTCAGCCGGTAAAACATCTTCATCAAGCCGCGAGGCTTTTTGACGGATTTTATCAAGAACATCAAACTCTGTTTCGTATTGTGTATCCATTGCGCACCTCCAAATTTTCAACTTTTTAAATATAACCATTTTTTTTGAAAAAATCAAGATTTTTAAGCCATCCCGCAAGTTTTTTCATACCTACGTTTGATAAGCTCAATATCATTTCTTGTTAAAAGTTTTTTTTCATAGAGTTCTTTTTCACGATCAATTCCAAACAGCGTTACAATAATTTCATTGTATTCTGTTTCATCCACAAAGTCAGCAACCTTGTTCATTACGCACCTCCGTTTTTAAATTATTGCAAACTGCAAACCAACGATGCCCGCACTCATTACAAATCATTGCCTCAGTTTTCAGCCCGTCCTCAATTGTTTTGCCAGTGGTATTTGTAGTCCACCAGCCACATTCGGGACACCGTGCCGCGTAATTGTTTTCTTTTATCAATTGCGCAAGCCTCTCAAGTTTTTTTAAAAGTATCCTTACGGCAGGCCCCGGACGCCGGACGCCACGCTCAAGCTCAGAGACCCGAACCTGTGGGCTTTTATAACCCAATAATTTACCAAATTGTTCTTGCGTGTAATTCAATTCTTTTCTGATTCTGTAAATATCCATAATATCGTTTCTCCTATCCATAAAATATAAAAAGCCCCACAAGACCAAGTCCTGCAGGGCTTCTTCTAAACGCCCGCCAAGACGTTAAACTTGTGCATCTGTACAAAACGCACAGATATTCGTCTTGGCGGGGAAAATTGTAGATAAATGGCCAGAGAAAATATATCGACTGGCTGTTTTATTCTCCTTTCACTTATTTTTCACCTATCTTGAAGTTTTTCATATAATGCTTTCAACACTCTTGCATCGTCGAGAGCATTATGTTTTTTGAAATTCGATATATCAATGGCCATTGAATTGGCCAATTCAATTCTATCAATGTCTGGATCAATCCCTTTGCTCCATAGAATCGAAGCAAAGTCAACGGGTATATAATGAAATGGAATATTGTTTATACCGAATAATCCACAAATACCCATCCAATCAAACTGATTCACATCGGCGACTAAGTAGGGCATTGAATCACCAACAAATTGCTTTATTTCTTCTGCAATTTGTCTTTCTGGCTTCCCCACGAATTTATGAAAATTCAGTGGGGTACATCTATTACGCGCATCTCCATGAACCGTTTGGACATATAACGGCCTGAGGATGTTTTCTTGTACCCATTCAGAACATCGGTTTGATTGATATTCTGAGTTAATAGCGAAATATTCCTCGTCGTTTGGCTTTATTAACGCAAGGGATACGAATTGTATTCCCTTCTCGCTTAGGCGGGTGAATTCGCCGTCCATAAAAATGATGTTTTTACTATACATTTTATTCTCCTTATTTTAAATCCATACGGATTTTTGCGCCAAGATGTAAAACTTGTGTATCTGTACAAAACACACAGATATTCGTCTTGGCGGGGAAATTGTTATTAGCTACTTATCCTACAATTTTGTCAGCTGAGGTAATAAGATTCTCACCTCTTGGTATTCGGACATCCCCCAGCTGCCCAAATATCGAGTTGTCAATATCCGGAACCAGTTCCCCCACTGGTTCTACTTCTCTTATCTCAATCCCCCCAGCGGCCCCAATCTTTGGGGCATGGTTTTCCAGCACTTCTATCGGCCAAATCCATCCCCCCTCTATTTTGGCCGGTAAGCTCGGCACTCTGTGCCGCAACGAAATTTCGTCCCCCTCTTTATGCCATTCGTCCCTCCCACAGCAAGGATCATAAAATATGCTTTTTATCTTTCCTTCACTTGCAGGAAGCAATCTGTAAAATAAAGAAAAATACATTTATTCCTCCTAAAGTTTTCGGATTCAGTATTTCTACGTCAAATAGGCTTTACGGTTGCAATTTCGAAAGCGCCAGCAAATTGGGATTGGATAAATTCAAAGTTTTCTGTTTCGGCGCTACGAAAACCGGCGTTCCAATCAGACCAGTATGTTTTTTCATAATCTGAAAGTATTTTTTCAGCCAACTGGTCATCTTCTTCAAGCAATTCTCCGTCACATTCACATGAACCCTCAATATCAAGAAAAAATGTTTGGAAATTGCTTCCGTCCCAATATTCGATATATTTTGCCTCTGTGTGATATGTTTCACCGTCCCAATCCTCCCCCAAGCTTTCGGCGTTTTCTTCATTCCAACAGGCTGCATCATAGCAGCCGATTTTGTTTCCGTACCTATCGTAACACTCACAAAATTTACCAGTACTAATTTGGTTGTCCATGACAACCAAATATTGTTTTTCGCATGTGTCCGTTTCCTCAATTTTTATCACCCTGAAAGGATTTTCATTTTTTGCATCCATTTTGTCGTCCTCCGTTTTTTGTTTATTATTTTTTGTTTGTTGTTTATTACATTGCAAATATACACAATGTGTATGTAAAAGTCAAGAGTTTTTTTTATCAAGGCCTTCATTATTTTTAATTTTGTGATATAAATCACAAAAGCTCTTGTTATGTTAAATAGAAATACCCAAAAAAGCATAAAAAAGCCCTGTTATTTATGATAACAGGGCTTTTGGCAGGCGGAAACGTTTAATCGGCTGTTTCAATCCCAAGTCGTTTAAGGGTGTCAATAAGCCAATTCAAAACATCAGAACGTTTTGGCTTGTAATCTTCGCCTGGGTTTTCATCTTCAAATTTCTCACCTTCAATTCCTACCTTCATCAACGTTTCACCAGTCACTTTCAAGGCTTCCCATTCTGTGAGTGCCATACTAACCTCCATTCTTTTTTTTATGGTTCGCATGAATTTGTCCAAGTCCGATGGTGCTCAGACCTGAACCGAGAATAACCGTGCCAACGGCGTTTGTTGCAGGTATGCAGGTCAACACCCCGCCAATAACAACCGCCAACAAACCTAACAAACGCTTGTTCCCGTTTATTTTTTCCCAAGCGTCTCGCCCCTCAAATCGTTTTTTTATACTCATAAATTTACTCCATTTCCTAACCACCAAACCAACATACTAAGGCCGGACAAAACAACAATCCATCGCCAGTATTTTTTTGTGAAAAAATTTCCAAAAAATAACAAAGTCCCCCAAAGGCTGAACATACTCAGCCATTTCACAATATGCCAGCTCCACCATCCAGACAACCTCGCGATGTTAGCATCGCGGATGCCATCACAAAACGATGAAACCAACACAACTAAAATTATAATAGATTGTTTAAAATCCAAATTACTCATGGTTTTTTTGTTTTCAACAAATAGTCATAAATAGCGTCTATCTTTTTCCCGATTCCACTAATTTCCCGTTTAAGACTTTCATACCTTGCATCACAGACATTAATCGTAACGTATTTTCCTGTTCCGTTATTTCGTCTCACGAATTTAGCAATCGCCACCATTACCGTTCCGAAGAAACCAGCCGCAACCGTAGCAATCGCTATTCCATCACCTAATTGCATAAAAAATAAACTCCTACTAATATGCCTAAACAATCCGCCACCATATCGCCCAACACATGATGGACTATGTAATCCCTCCAAGACAACTCATAATACCAAGTCTGATATTTCTGTTCATATTCTATTAAAATAGCCACAAACAAAGCAGCAAACCAAACAACCCACCCTGTCCAAACTGCGATGAAACACAGGCCAAAATGAATCGACCAGTCATAAGGATGTTTACTTAAGTTCATATTATTTTTCCAATGCTGCTACTCTCGCTTCAAGATTTGCTATATCTTGCTTATTCTTTGTTACTTGCTTAATAAGCTCTTGAATCATATACCATTGTACCGAAACAACCTTTCCCCAGTTGATGTCTTTTGCGTTTGGGTTATTATCAAATTCTCGTCCAAAATCTTGAGCTAAAAATCCAAATTTTGGAACTTTGCTTTTCTTTGTAGCAAAGATATTCTTTTTCTTCTGTTCCGTTTTTTCAGCATTTACTACTTTATAAACAACTTGCGTGCTATCCAATATAGCAGCACCTGTACTATCATAACCAACTGTATCCACTACCCAGCTAAATTCATTTACATAGTCAGGCATAGCAGAAATATCTTGCCACCCCAATGCCTCTTTCTTCCAATTAAATCTGTAAACAGGAACATTAAGCACTTTGCTGGCTATTTGTAATGGACTAATAATTTTTGATATTTCCTTAAAATTTTCTTTTAAACTTGAATCTGAACTACTTGTCCAATTTGCATCACCAGCATCTATATAACTATATGTCGAAGCATCTCCGAGCCATAATTCATGGACACCAACTCCTGCAGCAATTTGAACTGTGCCTGAATCAGGCCCCGTCGTCCCGATGCCGACGTTGCCTTGATTGTCAATTCTAACTCTTTCCTGTGGAGCAGAAGAAGCGTCTGAGGTGTAGAATACTATTCTGCCCGGCGCATATGTTCCGCCCGTTGAGCCATCTTGTGTGACTCTAATTTCAGCAGCTTTGGCCCATGCAGATGAGCCAACATTAACACCATAAAATTCAAGAGAGCCAAGAGTAGAGCCGTTAGGATTAAGAGTAAATCCAGCGGTATTTTGATACGACCTCCTAAATTTAATCCGACCTGTGTGCCCACTGTTATCACTATATACATCAAGTATATGTTCATCATCTGCTGCTAGTTTCTGTTGATGCAACTTCGCCCCTGGCCCCGTCGTCCCGATGCCGACGTTGCCTGAAGCGTTAATATAAAATACAGAGTCTGGATCACCATCTGAAGCAGAGATGCCGCCTTTCAATATTGTTTCACCAACAACATATAAATCTTCATCACCAACATTTGTTGCTGAGCCAATAGCAACTTGATCCGTACCAGTTGAAAGCCGTACAGTCGTCCCATCATCCGTCCAACCACCTGCAGAAGCCGCAGAGGCAGGAATATCAGCCCATGAACCCCCACTATTCTTAACTTGTATTGTTCCACTATTATCCCGCAATCCATACCCACTACTCCCCCAAGTACCACCCCAATTGATGTAAGCGGACGCTGATAAGCGGATATTGCCAGCCAATGCTAAACTATCCGCAACAGTAAGAACATTCACATGCAAAGAATCTGCTGATATGTCTCCTGATACACTTAAGTCATTAGTCAACGAAACATCTTGCGTGCTTCCACTGACAGTTAAAGCTCCACTTGCTCCAGCAGACAATTTTATGTCAATATCTCCACCATCTCCCAATTCAATTATGTCCTGACTATCATTTTCTTTAATTGAAATAAACGTTTCACCACCAACGATGAAATCTAAAGAATCACTATTAAACTCTATATATGTATCAGCATCTCCGTAATGTTTTATATATTGCAGAACGTTTATTATTCCTGTTGTATCTACGTAAAATATTGTATTGCCATTCCCATCAAAGGCTTTTATTTCTACTTCATTATTTGTAGTAAAATTAAATTTTATACAAGACGTATCAAAAGCAGCCCACGTTGAATGCGTTTTTTCTTTATCTGCATCATACCAAACTGTTTTATACTTCGACTGATGCAAAGTCGTTTGTGCTAAAATGATAATCGGCAATAAAACTATAAGTACAATTTTTTTCATTTCATCCTCCTATGTTTGGCTCGGAAGCAAAAGCAATTAGTTTGTATTTTTTTGTTCCATCAACGTAAACCCAATAATGTGTTTCCGTATCTAAATCACTATTTGGCTTGTATGTATGCAATGAACTTAATTGTGTGCATGTTATTTTACCAGACGGATAAGCCTGATCAGTCGGTTGTAATTCCACCGTATGTGTACTGGTATCATTTTCACCAGTACTCGGATCAACCATCCGCAATAAAACGTAATCTTTATTCCATGTGGCCATACTCAACACCTATTCACAATATTATCGGAGCAACAATCACCGCGGGACCAACGCTGATTTCATAGAAAACAAGTTGGATTCTTTCTGTGTCTTTATCTCCACTGTAAAAATAACTTGGAACATTTGTATCAATTTTTACAGAAATATTCTCTGCAATCGTTCCATTTCTATAATAACACACAAAAACTATAACATCCGTAACGTCTTTCAATGTTTCAACATTCGTTATCACATCAACCCTTTTGGGGAACAAATCAACAACAACTAATCGTTGTTGATCTCCCAAAAACGTAATAACCGGAGTACCTCCTTGTAGTCTTTGCAAATCTATTTTTCGTTTCTTTATAATTTTTACTTCATAGACTTCATCTTCTAAGAAATCTATATTTTCTTCACTCCCAGCATTATCATATTTAAATCTTAATACTGTCTTTAAACTCATTTTTTAGCCTTTAATATCAAGCTCAACAGTCGCACCACCAACCTCAGCTTTTAACACCCCATTTGAATCACCTTGCAATGCTGTCCTAATAAAAACACGCAATAAATTCCCAGCAGATAATGATGTTGCTGTAATGTCAAAACTATAACTTTCCATGCTTGATGAAAGTGTTTGTACTGCCGTCGCGCAAATGTCACTGTCAGCAGTTCCATCTTCGTCGATTTTATAACATTCGCAATCGATTGTCTTTGTGCTTATTGTGTTTGTACCAGAATCATTATATCGTGCTGAAACTGTAACCGTAACTGTTTGCCCTGATACATAACACTCAGGCAAAACAAAATCAAAACAAAGTGTTTCCGTTTTCAATGCTGCTTGTGCATCTTCTCCTTGAAAAATACCCGTACCAGAACCATACCCCCCCATTACAAGTGCTGGTTTGCCTGCGGCACCAGTAGTGTCGGGTATATTCCCATCCTCCCACCGAAACCCAAAAATAGGAATCGGGTATAAAATAGCATCCTCTTGCAACATATTTGACCTCGGCCAAGCATTCACTGTTGCGACAGGTAACACATCTCCCGTTGAAAAAGTCGGCATAATTTACCTCACCATAAAACCTTACCAGTCCCTATGCCTGAATCAGCAATAAGAAACCAGTCATTCCAAGCCTTTGCATCGTACGCCATAATTTCAATATTAATCTCTGGTAATAGATTTATACTAATTCCAATAATTTCTATTTCAATATCTATGTCAGGATATTCAGATATAAAACTTCGCCTGTCCCCCAACGTTGCTAAAATTTCTTTTAATGTTGCATTATATTTTATTATTTTAATTCCATCTTTATACATAAAATATTTGTGTGTTGCAATACGTTTTGCATAATTTTCATCAAACACGCCTGGTAATGATATTGTTTTTCTACGCTTAAATCCATTCTTTAGATAACTATCATTGTCTTTTTCTAAAGACGGAAAAAGAAGATCATATAAAAAACTTGACAAAATGTAATTATACCCATAAGTAACATAAATTTCGTTTACTAATTCCTGCCATTCGATAATCGGACTTTGAATTTTTAAACAATTCGTCTTTGTTATTTCTGGTATTGTAGAATAATAATGAGGCCTATAAACATGTACTTTTTCTATCCCCCAATTATCAGCAAAGGTATAACAATCAGAATGCTTGCATATTTCCTCTATTGCTTGCAAATATGTCATATCACGATCGAGCGTAATGCTTATTTTATAGTTATATAACTCGCAAAAATTGTATTCATTATCAAACGTAAAGTCCGTATCTAATGTACCTCTTTGTTTCCATGTTACCGTTGCCGCAGAAGTGTAAGAATTGCTTAACGCACTAATGTCCAGAGAAATATACGGGGGATATTTAGAATTGGTATCGTTCCCTGTTGTAACTGTTACATCTTCGGACGTTGAACCTTCTGCAATCGTCAAGGTTTCTCCAGTCTTAACCAAACAAGGAACTGATATTTTGATTTTTATTGTTGTATCCCCAGAATTAACATTCCCCCACAAGTTGCCGATTTCTTTTGCGCCAAAATAACTTGAGCAATCCAACAAGTTGTTTTCGATACCAGCATATTCTACAAACAAATCATATAATATTTTTATTACGTTTTCATCTTCCCAACTTATACCTGTTGCAAAAGTACAAACATCTCCATCGCTTATTGCACCGCTCCATGCATTGAACGGAATTTGTATACTACGACTATCATCTGCCACATCAGAAACAGACGCACGGAAAACGATAATATCGTTGCCTGCGCCGCTTGCAGAAACATAAATATAGTCACCAGATACAAAGACTCGATTCGGTGCATCAAGATAATTCGGCGAACCACCACCTTGCAAAACTTGCACCAAAACAGGCGCAGATGAATTAGAAATTTCATAAAATCCTAAAGAATCATCAGTGATAGACGAAACACAAACAAGCGTATCTGTTACAAATTTTACAGAAGTAGCATAATTTAAATAGTTCGGCGTTCCTGCCCCAGAAATAGCCCCAATATGTGTCGGGCTTGCTGGCGTTGACACATCAAAAACAGTTAAAGCATCGCTTGTCTGTGACGCAATTACAACAATGCTACCATCTTGGTTTATATCTATACCGTATGCACCCTCAAGTTTATAAGTAGCATCATCTGCATGTCTAACAACAGAAACAAGCGATGGACTTGCAGGCGTGGAAACATCGATAATTGTCAAGGCATGATCAAACTTGCTTGCTATAAAAACACAATTATCATATTTTACAATTCCCGTTGCACCATCTAAATAATTTGGTGATCCAGAACCATAAATTCCACCAACATAGCTTGGATTTGACGGATCACTTATGTCGTAAATCGTTAAACCGTCATCAGATCCGCCAACAGTTATATAAGCATATTGGCCATCTATGATAACATTTTGCGGTGAATCTAAATAGTTTGGTGATCCAGAACCATGAATCGCTTTAACTAATACAGGATTGTTTTTGTCCGAAACATCTATAATTGTAAAAGAATCATCATTTTGAGATACAATAAAAGCGTAGTTATTTTTTACATATATCCCAATTGCCCCACCTAAATAATTCGGTGAGCCAGAACCTCGAATAGATGAAAGGTATTCAATTTTTGTTGCATCGCTAACATTAAAAATAGTTAAAGCGTTACTCCCATAACTAACGAGATAACAAATGTCATCAACAACAAAAATACCACGAGGACTATTAATATACGGCAAAACTCCAAGTCTTGGTGACGCTTGCAAAGAAGCGACTTGATATAGCTCTGTTTTGCCAGTTACTCCTATATCGCTGTTTCTCGATTTCAAATTAAAATCTGAACTGCTACTAAATTCTGTTGCCCATTCGGTACACTTTGCATTTTCAAAAACCTTTACTTTTATTCTGTCAAAAGAACCAGAGCTCCCAGAATTCCATGTAGTTGAATCAGATAAAACGCCAGATGTATTTATTCGCTTTAATTTATCATTTGTTGATGTGTCAGCACCAACGATGTTTTGGTCTAACAAATATTTTCTTTTTTCAGTCAAGATTAATTGAGCTTTTCCATTTGTAAAACTTGGAGCTTTTAGTAGTTTCCCTCTAAAAACATGTATGTAAGAATTACAATTAGGAGAAACCAAACGAATAAGAATATCTTTGTTCTCAAGTGATTTTGTATATACTTTCGTTCCTTTTTTATAAGAATTATTTAAGCCGTCATTGTATGTAATCTCGTGATAATAAGTTGCACCAGACGCCTCCACAAAAACATCTACTTTTATTTCTTCGCTGTTTTCGCCATCGTTAATTATCAAAACTTCATCAACGCCAAAAGAAACATCTTTATCAAGCAACTTGATGCTTGTTTCTCCTGCAACATGATTTCTGTCTAATTCTGCAACAGCGCTGTGAAATGGACTTGCTGTATTGTCTGAATCAAAATAACCATCTGGATCAAAAAACGTAATAAATACATCTTGTACTGTTGGCCGATGTGCCCATTCAATATCTAAATCTCTTTGAATTGTTATCGGGCTTATTTCAGCAACAGAATATTTCCCAGACAAAGGCTTGTTAATTCCGTCAGGATCAAAAATCACTTCTATTGCTATTTGAGCACCAATTTTTTTTTCTAATTCATTTTGCCAATCTGACGGCAAATCAGTATACCAAGCCAACTTAAACCTCCAAAAAATCAAATATATGGTTTGTTTTGGCATGTTCGCCGAAGCTGTATATTTTTACTATTTCTTCTGGAAATAGTATTACACTTTTTGACGTTGTTGGTGAATACGAATATTGATAATACAATGTCATTACATCGTTTTCATTATAGATTTGTTTTATTTTGTCTAATGTTGTACTAAGATATTCAACGAAAGTTATCCTAATAACGTTATAAACATCACTTGCTAAATAAAGGTTAGATAATCCTTTCTGAGGCTCCTGAATCTGTATTTCTCTGTTAGGCAAAAGCTGAATATTTGCTACTTCTTCTTTATAAAAATCTACGTCTCCAGAATCTAATGTAAATTTGATACCAATGACTAATCCCATATTTAAAACGGACTTGCTGCCGCCTCCATGTGACGATCTTTGTACTTAATTCTCGGGTGTATTTCTTTATCAACAATTTCGACCCATGTGTTTTTCGTTGCTTCGTGGATAATAATTTCTATAGGCCTTTGTACTATATTATTATTTTCCGATTGCAAAACACTCGGATCTAATGTTCTATTAAATGTGCTTAAGTTTGCCGCCCCAAATTTTTGAGTAACGGCAGGGCGCATAACAAATTCATCTTTAAGTGCCAAAATTAAACGTTCATTACTCGCCAGTAATCCGTCATGTGCTTTTACGACATCACCAATCAACCCGCCACTGTGCATAATAAGTCCTCCATCGTGCATTGCTGGAGGCGTACCTATTTTTTTATAATTTACGGTTACAACAACCGTTTTATTTAATTCGCTTATGTCTTTATCAAGTTTTGCGATGTCCGTTTCGGCAGATTTAGTATCTGCCATAATCTTTATAGACTCAGAAACATTTCTTACGGTTGCTTTCAAAGATTCAAGAGACTGATTCGCAAGGTTTCTGTTTGCCTTTATGTTTATAGCTGCAAATGTATTATTAACTTTTTGTACTAATGAACTTAGCTCAGACATTGCATCGGCTGGTTTTGCATCAATTGTTATCTTACCGTAACTCTTATTTGTTTGTTTTATCACAGAATCTAACCTTGACATCGCTCGGCTTGTATTAGCATCAATTGTTATTTCACCAGAACTTTTATTTATCTGATTGGATAGTGAATTTAATTCAGTTTTTGCTTTACTCGTATCTATGGAAACGTCAATGCTACTTAAATCACCTCCAATCTCTATGAATCTTTGGATTAGTTTATTTAACGCTTCTTGCATATCTTTGTATGCAGGTGAATTTGGGCTCAACGTTGCCATAAATGATTGCAATTTTTTTATCGCTGCCGCGATTTTTTCATCCATCTGCGTTGTATCTAAATCAATATCATAATACAACAACTCATCAATTCTTTCATTCGCTTCTTTAATATCCTTTTCAAATTGTTTGTATTGATCTATTTGCCTGCCAAGCATTTCATCCCATGCAAAAGTCAGATCATCAATCAAATCAAGCTGATCCTGTAACTCATCATTTGTATCACTAAGAGAATCGGTAACTTCATCAATTGCACTTGAATAATCTTTCGCCGCATCTGCTCCGCCCAAATGGTTTTCTATCATATCACCCATTAAAGCATCTTCCTTCTCCATAAAACGTATAGAGTTCTTCTCCTCCTCCATCTTCTTAGCAATAGCATTGGCTGTTTCATTTACGGCACTGGCGAAATCTTGTATCGGTTCAATTCCACCCAAATGTTGTTGCACCATTTCCCCGAACAACTGATTTTCTTTTTCTAAAATATCAAGGTAGTCTTTTTCCATTTGCGATTTATCACTAATGGCTTGTTCGGCATCTTGCACGACTTTTGTATAATTTCTTACAATTTCAATTCCACCAAGATGTTGTTGGTTTACGTCATAAAGTGTTTCTTTTTCTTGTTCAAGAACATTGTTGTAAATTTTATCAGCTTCATTTAGTTCTTTTATATTTTTTGCATGTATTATTATAATATTATTTTGTTCGCCAAGTAAGCGATTAAGAATTTCAACATCAGCAACATTCTTTTTATACCACTCATTCAAAGTTTCAACATCGCCGCGCAACAATGCCATAGTTGCTTGCGTTTGCAATATCTCATCATTCAAATCTCTATATGCTTGTGTCGCAGGATCAAGCCCTTCAAGAATTTTCTTCGCGGCATCAATAGAATCTTTTAATAAAATTTCAATTCCAGTAGGCTCAAAAGCCTCTCCAAAATATTCTTTTAACTCTATCGCTTGCTGTTGCAAATATTTCATTTGGTCTAAAATATTAGAAAAATCAGCAGCCAATTGGAAGGCTTGTGTTAGAATATTTATCTGTGCTGTTAAATTTTCAGCTTGTTGACGCAGTGCAATTAAGCTTTCACTGCTATAAACATCCCAGTTCTGTATTGCTTCAAGCGTATCTTCTAACTGTTTTTTCAAGTCCTCAAGTCGATCCGGTCTTATCGCACTTTGGAAATTATTCACGGCTTCTGTGGCCTTGTCGATATTTACCCCCATTTCAAGAAACTGTTCTTTAATCTCCTTGATAGTTGTTACGTGTTTTGTCTTGTTTCCAGAAAACACATCAAAAACGTCAACCAAAACATTTAAGCTTGTAAGCCCAAGAGTAATCGGATCAAACGCTCCTTTTGCAATCGTGGAAATAAGATTTAACCCCTGTCCAAACAATTTCCCGCCCTCACCTGCCGCACCTAATTTTTCGGTCAATTGCCCAATCAAATTAGCATAGTCTGCCCAATCTGTTTTTTGTTTTTTTACTTCATCGCCAAGTTTTTTTTGTTCGTCTGTCAGTTCAATCAATTCAGGCTTTGCACCGCGATATTCACCTCGAATTTTTCCAAAAACAACGATGTTTTCAGAAAGTTTCTCCGTTAATATCCTTGCCTTGCCTGTATAGTTATCAGTCGCGGTATACAAGTCTAACAGCTTGTCGTATAGCTGTTTTGTTGCGACAGCATCCTCCTCAACGTATGGGATAAGCGCCTCAAGCTGTTCAACCTGTTTTTGCAAAGATTCAGTCGTTGCAATATTCGCATCTTCTAACAATTTTTGTTTATCGCTAACATCACTTGCAGAGACGCCAAGCGCTTTAAGTCTTTTTTCAACTTCTTGAGCAATCTCAATTTCACGCTTTTGCTCATCGCTTAATCTTTTTGTTGCCTCACCTGCGTCATCCATCGGCTTTGAAAGTGCTTTTATGTCTTGCTCAAGTTTTTTAGCCTCAATGCTCAAACGTTCATAATTGTTATCAGTTACTGCTTTTGCTACAGTCGCGCCAAGCCCCTCAAATTCAAATCGCGCTAATGACGCACTACTGCTAAAACTTTCAAGCCTGCTTTTTGAAGCCGCTAACTTTGCGTTAATTTCGTCAAGTTTTCTTTGTAGCTCAACCTTGCGCATTTCCCGCAAAGCCTCAGCGGCCTTATTCATGTTGCCGCCATATTCCTCAACATAAATACCAGCCTGCTCAAAAGTACCTCGCAGTTTATCAGTAACTTTTCTAAGTTCTTCGGATTCCTTAGAAGTGGGATTTATTTTCGTGTTTAGCGTGTTGTAACGTTCAACGAGTTTGTCAACCTCGTCAACCTCTTTAACCATCGCATCGTAACTCGCAAGAACAGCCGCTTGGTGCATATCGTATGCAGTTTTCAAACCCATTACAACCGTGACCAAGCCGGTAATGGCTAAAATCACTGGGTTCGTATTTGTAAAAACTTTCATCGCTATGTTTGCAACCTTTATCGCCGCCGCAATGCTACCGAAAGCCATCGCACCGGACGACAAAGAATTAACCATTGCTTGTACAGCGGCAGGATGCTCATTTATTGCCGTGAGTGTACTTGTCAAGGTGGGGAGCAAAAGGTCTGTACCTTGCTTTATAAAAGCGGATTGAATTATATTTTTGAATATTTCACCTTGATTTTTAAAATCTTGCATTTTAATTGCAAAGGCTTCTTCCGTTGAGCCGACTGCGTTTTTCATTTCTTCCCATTTTTCAACAAAGTCATCGGCCTGTTCACCTGTCAAAGCAAAATACCCAAGTAACGCCTCTTTACGACCAAGCATCTTTCCAATGCTTATATCATATTTGTCTGTATATTCTTTCAACGCCTGCATAGCGCCGCCAAGTCCGCCCATTTTTTCGACAAGCTCTTTCCCGCTTGAGACATTGAGGCGCTCAAAAGCTTTTTCCAATTCACCAGTGGGTTTTATCAAAGCCGTCAAAAACCCTTCAAGTTGCGTCATAACCTCAGACGTGTTACCGGTAATACCGGTAAGGGTCGCAACCGCCGCCGATAATTCATCAAACTCTACGCCCATTTGTGCGGCAAGCGGAATCGCGCCTTGCATAGAAGATGCCAATTCAGACATCGTAGTTTGACCGAGTCTGATAGTCTGAAAAACTATATCGGAAACCTCGTTGACGTCTTCCCACTCCTTACCATACCCTTTTATAACGGCGGAAAACAGATTAAACGAGCTTGTGACATTTGCAACACCGGCAACAGCGGCTTTAGCCGATGTCTCAAGTACCTGCATGGCTTTTGACGGGGGAACTGTAGCGGAAACAATTTGATACATTGCAGAACTCAAAGAAGTTGCCGCCATCGGTACCTGAGTACTCAAAGTCAAAATTTCATTGTTCATTCGCTCAATGTCTTTTGTCGCACTTTCACTGCCCCCAAGCAAAGTGTGAATGTCGGACATCTTGCTCTGGAAGTCTGCGGCGGCCTTTGCATTTGCGATGAACGCGGCAGTGCCAGCAACAAGCGCAACATTCAACGCCTTGTCGATTTGCTTTGCTGTTTTATTTACTTGCATAGATGCCCGATTCAAATCAGCGTTGAACTTATCCGCTCCGCCAACGCCAAGCATCGCCACAATATCGCCAACACCCCCCAAATTTCCAATACCACCAAATGGCATTTAAAAGTTACTCCTTATTCTTACCTTTTGTCCGTCCGGTAAAGAAATTATATTGTTTCCGCTTTGTTGCTTTTCTTCGTTTTTCTTAAAAATGTTTTTTGCTTTCACCCCAAGTGCACGCAAAATAGATATTCCATGAATCTCGATTACGTTTTTCAAAAACAAAGGAAAATGTTGTTGTATCGCCTCTAATATTTTTTCTTTTTCTGTTTTTATCTGAAGCGATTCAACCAACAACGCCCGCCGATAAGGATTTGACATATCCCTTATTAACTGCTCATCGAACGGCCCCCGATAATTATAACGCCTTGCCAAAGCATCGTATAAAAGCCATTCGCCCCCCTGCTTGATTAGTTTTTTGCACTTTCCCCAATGGCGTTAATTGCATTTATCAANNAACTCAAGATATTTGTTCGCCAGCAACCGCATTAGTGCAGGATCGCTTTTTACGTAATCAGTGAACTCAGCTTGTTCTTGTGACGTCTCAAACAACGGCTCATTACTTTCCGCGTGTCTAAGAAATTTGGGTAATAGTTTTTGTACCATCAAAATACGGGAAAATTTGCTGGCTTGTTGTTCTGCAAGATTTTTCGGCTTTTCTTGCTCATGCTGTTTGCGGATTTCCTTTATCCTTTGTTTGTAATCTTTAGCGGACTTAGGAATAGCAGCAAGCTTTTGTTCGAGTTCGCTTTCCCACTCTTCCAAGTTTACGGGGAACTGGTCAAGGCCTCTGCTTTTGTATTCGGCGAGCTTCTCTTGATAGACAAGGTTTTGTTCCTCCCAAATTGAGTAGTAATCTGGAGCGGTCAAGGTTGCTTTTAATGTTACATCGCCTAACTGGATTTCAAAATCAACCTTAATTTCTTTTTTGTCCCTTGCCTTTCTTAAGACTTCTAACATGTTTACTCTGTTCATTTCTTCCCTCTCTTTTTGCTGTGATTATTTCCCATCAACTACGTCAAGCACTTTTCTTTTTATCGAAATATGCACATCTCGAAACTTCACCGGATCAACAAGAAGCTTGCCGGTTTCAAGATCAGAAACCGGCAAGTCCTCTGCATTTGCCCAGCGCATCGAAACAATAATTTTATTCTTTGTATTGCTTTGTATTTTTAAGTACTCATCAGGCTCTTTGCCGGTTACAAGAACAAGCGCCGCCGCCCGATAAGTACAGTCCGTGATATAATCTTCCATTTTTACCTCTTTATCTCTTTTTTTTGTTTTATGAAGAAGCTTTGATATACAATACTTGTACGGTTGCGCCAGAAGCTGGCGCAGTTGTAAAAGACAAAGTCGTATCGCTAACAGACACACCGCTTCTTTGTCGTGTGCCTTCGTTATCACTTGCTCCCTTAACCTTCACGTAGACGAGGTCATCGAGCTCCCAGTCCTCCCGTGCTAAGTCTGAAACGTTTGTTGCTGTCAATGGAGTAGATGACAACGTAAAATCCGTAGTCGAACCATCACCAGAGAACTGGTCATAAACAAGCTCAGTTCCTTGTGGAATAATAAACGGGTCATGTTTGCTCATAAACGGGATCTCAACGATTTCGTCATCCATCGGCGAACCAAAATTAAAATCTTTGAGGATAATGTCTTGATAGACTTTTGAAAACAGGTGCGTTTCATTGTTTGCCGTGCGGCAAATTGCCTCAAGGGTTGCAACCGGATAAGAGTGCATCCGCAAAGGTAAAGCCGCCTCGCCAGAACTTGACCATGTGATCCCAAGCAAAGCCGCGATAAAATCACCAACCTCACCGGCCAACATACGAATAACCCCGTTGTAGCGCGGCTGGCGCTTTATCGTTAAGCTTTCATCACCACCACCTTGTTGGAAAATTTCTTTTTCGACACCCCAAGAGTAAGGCTCTGCGGATACGTCTTGAACCGCCTCAATCTTTACAGGCGATACCGGCGCCGCTACAGAAGCGTTACACAAATAATATCTATGCAGGGTATACTTGCCCTCAACTACCTTATTGACGTCTGGAGCGCCTAATTGATCAGAAACACTCATTTTACTTTTCTCCTTGTTTAGTTTATGTTTGCAGTGTTACCGTAAATTCAACTCTGAACTCTTTTAAGTCCTCTGTCTGAATGGTTCTGGGGCCAATCGCTTCTCCTGCTCTAATCTTCTGTTTTGTCAATGTTGTGTCTGTGTATGTTGTCCCGCCAAGAGTAACGTCAAACGTAGTACCAAACAACGTTTGTGGGTCATTAAACAAGTCGATAATGTGCGCACTTATAATTTGTATTTCTTCAATCCCGCCGGTTTTTCTGTCGTCCCAAGCACCGACAATCATCTCCCAAATGTTTCCGCTTTTGCCTGCTTGTTGTCTCCAAACACCAGTTCTAAACGGCGGCTCTAAATAAATTATCGGCTTGCTGAAATGTTTTAAAATATCTCTTTCCGGCCAGCCTCTCACGACTTCCCAAGACGTCCACGGGGAAACATTAGCCGTCAACTTTTTAAACAAAGCCAAAAAACACGACTGAATGTCGTCCATCTGGTATTTATCTCTAATGGCCAATTATTTCATTCCCTCTTTTCGTATTGCCAACAATATTTCATATTTCATTCTATTTATTATCGCCTGCCGTTTTGCCCGAACCGCATCGCCTAAATATCTGCGAGGCTTTGTATGTTTTGTCCCGTCATGTACTAAAGCGTTATAATTTGCAATACGCTTATCCGTGTAAACAAAACCAACATCAAAACTAACACGCTTTGCGCTCAAAGACCGCACCAGCGTTCCGGTTACTCGTGGAATCGGCATTTTACCAGTCATTGGCCCCCGGACACCAACGGGATAGTGGGGGCCGCTTAAATTTTTCAAGGTCTCTTTATAAAGAGTATCCATGCCAAAGTCAACGGCTCGTTTAATGACAGCCGGATTTTGTCGCATTATTTTTTTTATTTTACGTTTCCACCCGCTTGTGTCTACGTAAGGCATTATTCCTTTCTCCGCAACAAAGCCAACTGCCCAACAACATCACTATTTTGCAAGTCATAATAATGACGAACAAAATATTTCCTTGAATCAATCGTAATATAGTCTTGTAACTCATCAAGCCCCGATAAATCAACATACGCTCCCGTTGAAGCGTTTACCGCACCAAACAACATCAAGTCGTCATTCTGTAGCTCGCCAATGACTTCAATTTTTTCTTTCGTCAAAATCAACCTGTTCGGTAATGCAGTAGGAGGATAAAAATATGCTTTAATTGTTGTATTGGTTGTGGTTCTATTTATCAAACCAGTTCCGTTACAATCTTCAGCCGCTGGGTTCAGCCTATGCCATTCAGCGCTATAACTTGGGTTATCAGAATCCCGCCACGTCATACACGGACAAGCGTCACCGGTTACCTGAACCAAAGTCGCACTCTTTCCAAAATGATTTAGATCCTCGCAAAATATCTCTTTGTCTGTCATGCCCACACCGAAAATTTATCTGTATCTGTGTCCTCATCGGTGAAGTCGATGTTTGTCAAATCCTTACCGTCCGGCATATAATCTGAACCACCAGAAGAACTAACATAACATTCAACAAGCGTCATCCCGATCAATCGTAAATTTTCTTTCCATTCGTCATCGAGGAGCTTCCACATTTCGGCCTTTTCTTTTGTCGTCACAGGCTTAATTTTGATCGGCCCCGTTTCACTACCACGCAATGGAGCAGATGCAATCACCGTTTGAGCACAAATCGAAATTGCCGCCGCTTTAGCTAAAGTCCTTTTATAGTCTGTATCTAAACTTTCATAATCAGTGCCATTATTTGAAAGAATTACATTTACTTTAGCTTTAGCTTTCGGGATATAAGCATCTGAATTTAACGTGTCGTCATCAACGTCTATATTGTTTAGCACCCGTAACCGGTAACGAACCTCATCAGCAGTGATAGATAACTCCGCCATGTCACAACCTGTATTTTGTTTTTATTTCGTTCAGATTTTTTGCCTTTTTTATGTCTGTCAACAAAGCCCTCAAGTCCTCGCGCATTTGCTTGTTCTCAAGCTCAACTTTGTGCGTGTGGATTGTCATATCTGCCAGCGCTTCTTTGACTTCAGCACAATCAGACCCTTTTAATTGCGCGGAGGTGACGTAATGCCCGACATAAAGCCCAAAGCAAAACGCCACCATCACAACAACAATAATGTTTAAGACAAGTCTCAAGTCAACTCTCATTGCTAATCCGTTGTCGTTGCTGGATTCAAAAGATGAAAATCTGTACCGTCATACAAACAGATAGCCAAACCGGTTGTCACAAAATCATTATCGGCTGGATCGGCGCCGCTAACGGTTTTTATAGCCTTCCAGCCAAGAGAGTTCACGTTTAAAACGCAAGCTCCTGTATTCACCGTGTCCGGTTTGAAAATAACAATCATTCCAGCCTTGTAGTCGTCTGCGGCTGGCGCTAATGTAACTGCGAAACTATCAGTTCCAGCGGCAGACGTGGACGTTCCGGCATAGTTGAGAACGTCCACCGTCATGGTTGTATCGACATTCACAGTGCCGGAAAATGTCCAAGTCGCTGTACTGGTTGCCGTGCCGGAAACAGTTGGACTTGTGATAGTAGGACTTGACAATGTCTTGTAGGTCATTGTCATTTGTCCATTTTTCAGGTAGTCCAAAAACCTGTCCCAACGCGGAAACCTGTCCGGTTCTGCTGTTTGTGAAAAAGCAGATACAGACAAAAACAACGAAATTAACAAAAGCGCCAAAATCGCAAAAGTGTACTTTTTCATTTCAGATACTCCACTTTTTAAATTCGTTATTTCCTTATTCAGCCATCGCTATTTCTTCATCAGCTTGTTCAACCATTTCAGGTTCGTCAAACTTTGATTTCTTTTTTGTCTTTTTTTTAGCTTTGGCTTGATCAGGATATAACAAAATTGTCTTTTCATTAATTTTCCCGTTGAAAAAATCATTGTCTGGCACTTCGACGGGAATCTTTTTGTCTGCCATTTTTTTGTCGATAGACAGATAAAACGGATTCCCGTCTTTGTCCAAAGTCGAACGATCAACTAATCCAACGGGCTTTTCTGAATAAACCCATATTTTTCTCATCTTTTAACTCTCCATGATTTCAGATTAAGCATGTGTCTCATCAAAAATAGCCACAGCATTCTCATCAAAAATAGCGAAAGCATCTCGATGTGAGATAGCTGTACCATGCAATTGTTTACGAATCACCTTTTCAGTTTCAGTTAACACTGCACCAGTGGTGATATGTTCAATAGCATATCGACTATCAACTCCGAGCAAATAATCAGAAGTCAAAACGCTACGATCCCACTCGAATGTTTTTGGTAGATTGATTCCCATGAAACCCCAAGTCGCAATCGGATTTTCAAAATCAGCAAGAGCGGTATAATATTTTACAAGCAATGCTTTTTTACCAAGATGTTTGTCCATCTTATACGGCGTAGGCAAACAAGTTGCCCATTCAATCACGTCTGCTGTTCCAATTGTGCCTGAGCTATCACTTTCAACCGTAGTACCAGGAGTATTGCTATTGCCATCACCATTAATTAACGTGCTCACCATGTCGTCAGAACGATCAATTTCAATCTGCAAACCGATTCGTTCCAACGCACGACCAAATACGTTTAGCCGTTGATATTCAACATCTTCATAAGCGACCGTCAAATAACGACCGAATTTGGTGAGATAAATAGATTCCTTTGACACCACAATCTTAGTTTCGCCAAATTCTTCACCTTTACCAACTTCTCCAAGTTGACGGTCTGCCTCTGTGTCCTCAATGTAAATTTTGTGGAAATTCGTAGAACTAATCACAGTTTCAGCCATCACAAATTCAGGAACAATACTGGACTTTAACATTCCAGCATAGACTCTGTCTGCGATAAATTCTGGAAACAACACATCAACATCGGAATACTCAAAGAATTTTCCGACTACATCCGTGTGGGTGCCATAGGCCTGAATCCCTGCGAACTTGAGACACTCTTCAAAAGCAGTCAACGGAATTTCTTTGCCTTGCGCTTTCAATTCCTTCCGCAATGCAAAAATTTCCGTTTTTGTCAATCCTCGATAAATAGTCGGCTGCTGTTTTTCAGCGCGAATATCTTCAAGTAACATTGAAAAACTTTGTCCACGTTTGGCAGCTTCTTCGTACATACCACTTTCAAGGCCACCCTTACCTATCCAAAAACCATCGCCACGCAATGGCGCTGTTCGTTGAATGTTCATTTTCAAAACCTCCTATTATATTTCAAAATAACGCATTAAATCATCATCGTGCTAAATTAGAAAAGCACGTCTGCTCGCCCACTGGCTGGGACGTCCAAAGCAATTACCGCACCCCATCCGCCACTTGTGCCATCATCGACATTACGATAAGTAGAACCGTTAATAATAACAGAATCCTGCAAGGCAAGTGTTCCACTATACTCAAGGTTAATAATACATACGGGCGTGTGTCGATTGCTGTTTTGGTCAATATAGCTAAACAACCGCACAGTCAAACGATAGCTACTTGCAGTCTTTTCATAGCCGATAATTTTCCCGTCTGGAATAGCATCGTCAGCAGGAGATGTAACTTCGTAGTTGTTGCCCCATGTCAACGAAACCAATTTCCCAACAACATCAGTTTTGGCAGTTATGAGAGCATCGATCTCGCTTTTCAATGTACTGTCAGGTACACATGCAATATCAAGGTATGCACCTCGATCGCCGCCACCCTTTACTAATTGTGAAGACATAATATTTCCTCCTTGAAAATCATTTTAATTGTTTTCTCAAATTCTTACTTTGTCGTTTTTACCAAATCGGCTCAATGAATGCTTTATCAGAAACGCTTGTAGTTTCTCCGTTCTCTGCTTTTACATCTGGCAAAACAGAGTTAGGTTCTGTGCGTTCATCATATAGTTTACGATATTCACTTAGCCGAGCCTTAACTTCCTCAATCGGAAGCTTTGCCAAAGCTTCTTTGCGCGCTTCTTCATCGTCTTTTTCAATCAACCCCGCAAGACGACCATATTTAACCGTTTCATTCACTAAACCGTCAACGTATGCCTCCGCGCGCTGTTTCATTTCTCTAACCTCATCAATCGTGAAGTCATTCCCCAAAACCTCTTTAACGGCGGTTAATTTTTCCTGAGCGGCTTTCGCATCGCTCAATTCGTTTTGCATCGCCGTTATTTTGTTTTCAATCACTTCTTGCAATTCGTCTAAAGAATTTTCCATGTTGTCGCTGGAGATGGAAACGTCAACATCAAGCGACTCAATTTTAAACTTCTTCATTTTGTTCACTCCTGTTTGTACATTGTCCCAATTACCGATTCCTAATTTTTTAGCGTGTGCAATCAAGTGCTCTTTTGCTTTTGCTCTTAGCTTCTCTGTCGTTATTGTGTCTGTCACCGGCTTAATCTGATTCATCCTTGCCAGAGCATTTCGCAAGTGAGGCAAATCAACCGTTCCACCTGTACCACTCGCACCATTGCCTTTAGCATGGTGCGGCAAATGCCTTGCGGTCTTTGGAATGGTTCTGCCTTCGTCGTCTTTTTTTCCTGTGTCTTCTACGACGGCAAAACAATTATCTTCAAGTGTGTTTATGTATGCAGTTGTCCATGTTGCTTTATCTTCGGTTTCACTTGTCGCACCATCTTGACCTTGTCCAGGACGTTCGGCACGTCTCATTTGGCCGCCACATTCAGGACAAGTCAAAGTGTTGCAATGCTCATCTGATTCCATTTTATACCCACACTGAATACATTCACAAAGAAAAGCTTCTTTTCCGTTTGCGTCTTTCCTTGTCCGTGCTCCATATTGCGCGCCAAGAAATACAAAAGACCCCTCGTAGGCCTCTGCCTCTTGACCGTTAGCGTTTTGATATTCACGCCACATGACCTCGCCGTTTTCATCTTTTATGTCTACCCTTGCAGGAGCAACAAACCCAATTGACATGTCGCTAATAATCCCCGCATCTATTTTTCTGATTATTTCTACATTGTCCCCAAGCATGTAGAAAGTCGGCACGAGGAAATAAATCGCTCCGTCCAACTCCTCTATCTTTTGTAAATGTTTTTTAAACTTCGGATCAGGATGGTTACCAACAATTTCAGAAGCTTCATCAGCCGTGAGCTTTTCAAGCCTTGCTTTGAAGAACCTGCCCTCACCTGGTGGCCCCCATTGGTGACCAAACAATTGGCCTTTCCCGACAATTGTTTTTTTGAATGACCGCAAGACCGGCAAAGAAAACCGTTCCCTGTCACGATCAATAAAATTGTGGGCAAGCCAACTGTCATAAATCCGAAATTCGTTTTTATCAAAACTGTCTGGATTCAACATAAAAACAGACATCGCTTCCCAATCTTTATCTGTTATCTCTGCTGTTTTATGTTTTACACCGTAAAGCATTTTATGATGTAATTTGTTAGCTTTAAATTCTGCGTTCATTCCAAACCCTTTCAAAATGTCAAGTATTGCTTGGCAGTCGTCCCAAGTTTCAACGTTTATTTTCCCTTTATTATCATAATGGCTTTTTGGGAATTTTATTGCACCGTTTTTGGCCTCTATCCCGCCAATGTAAAAATTAACATCCTTCCCCAAATCACCCCAAAAATATCTCCTTGTTTCACATGTAAAATTCATTTTACTTTTTTAGAAAAACCTTTTTCCCCTCAACGCCACTTTTTTTAAAATACTTTATTTCTTCGCCGTTCTCAGCTTTTGTAATTGCGCCTAAATTGCCTTGCGAGGCTTTGCTGGAAACAACTTCACCAAATTTATTTTCTGTTTGTTCTTTGTTCGTCTGCTCTTTGTCTGTTTGCTCTTTTTTATCGCTGGATGACTTCACTACTCCCTTGCACTTACACTTAGGCGGCTTATCATTTTTAGCGTAATTATATACCTTTCCACATTTTTTACAAGTCCAGTATGGCATTTTTATCTCTCCTTCGTTATCAATGAATGTAAATATGTTTTTGTCAGTTCAAGCGCCTGCGCAGAATTAAACCCCCTCCTCACACAAGCTTTGTTAAATTTATTCAAAACTACAGCGATTGCGTCTAATCCCACCTCAATATTCTCCTGCTCTATTATTTTCTTTGCAGCATTGAGGATTTCGCTTTTGTCATCTTTTTTCTCTGCCATTTTTCTTTCCTAAAAAAAGGTACATTACATTTACATTCTGGTGGCTTATCATGTTTAGAATAACAATATATTCGAGTACATCTATTACAAACTTTATAAGGCATTTATAATATCTTTTCCGCTATATATATGATCGAACCCTTTTTTATTTCACAATCCTCAAATCTCATACGCAAATCATTCAACATTGTGTTTAGTTTAAATAAACTAAAGCCAGTACAATGATAATTAAACGGATAATCCTGATCTCCGTAAATTTCTCTAATTCCAACATCAAAAGTTTTGTCGTTAAATAATTTTTTAACACTCGCTTTAATATCTGGGACAACAAGTTCAAGCACACCACCTATTTTGATTTTCTTAATCCACTCTTTTAAAATCGTTTCCGTCAACCAGTGAGGAAAGTGCTCTAAAACATGGGACGCTAAAATATAATCTATTGTGCCATCTTTAATCCCATCTAAGTAACTTACATCTAAAACAATATCAGGTCTGACATCTTCGCGAATATCAATGTTGATAAACCCATCTAATTTTTTATTTCCACAACCAATATTTAATTTTATCATAATATTCTGTTAATAGCATGTAAAATATTATCAACGTTTGTATTTTGCCGCATTATTGTAATCATAGGGTTTGGAGTTTTGGGATACCATCGTGGAGATGCAAAATCCCACACAACCAAAGACGCGCTTGTACATCCTGCCAAATGTGCAAGCCCTGAATCCTTTCCACAATACAATTTGGCATTATCGCACACCCATGCTATCTGTTCCAATTTTAACTTATTGCGCAAATCAACAATGTTATAGTTGTCTTCAAAACCAAGTCGTTCATCATTTCCGATCAAAACTATTTTAAAACCAGCCTTTGTTAAATAACTTAAAATATTATTTGCTATCTCTGGTTTCTCATTTTTGTCTTTTGACCTTTCAATATTCCTAATATGAAACACAATATAATCTTCTTTTACAAAATTTATTTTTTTAATTTCAACGCTTTTATATCTAAATGTAAGCTGTGGATAATACCCTTGTCTTGCATATTCATTCGCTTCATTGCAAATCGAAAACCAAATAACATCTTTTGGCATCGTTTTAAATAGCGTAATATCACTCCAAAATATTTTTGCAGGTCTATACTTTTCTTTTATTTTATTAAAATCAAACTCGCTATTTAGAAAAATTACTTTTTCATCTGGATTCTCTAAAATGTAGCGCCTCTTTATAACCTCAGAAACAATTCGATCACCAAGTGCTAATCCCATCGGACTAAAAATAGTTGTTGTGCCTTTTATATTTCTCTCATATCTATTTTTTGCAAGCACCGAATAACATAAAGGACATTCCCAGCAATGACCCTTGTGAAATGAATTGTCTGTTTTTGTATAGGTAATTGTCTTTTTGCAAACAGTACATCGATATTGCGGCATCTTTAAGCTCTAATTAAATTCTGAAAATTTAAAATTTCATCTGGCGTATAGGGTCTTTCGTACGGAGTCTCACGTTCCCAAGCCCGCATTATTGGCCGTTCAGTTACATACAGCGGCATACGAACACATAGACAATTATGCACTACAAAACCATTAGCAATATAACTTTCATCTTCGTCTACAGATAGATTATAAAAAATCGTGTTTTTTCTTGTCCTTTTATCTACTTTATCAACTCTAACATCTATAAACTTATACATTCCAGAATGATTTAATATCAATATATTCCTGTCTCTTCTTATCATATCGCTTATCACGATGCCAAGCTTCACCATTACATTCGATAGCTATTTTATAATCAGGAACAACCAAGTCAATCTTGTAAAACCTATTCATCATACCATTCTTGCCGCATCGCCTCAATTCAGGTCTTTTTATAATTACTTGTCTTTTGTGATTGATTCCTCTTCTTTTTAAAGCATTGCTTAATATTCTTTCTGGCTTAGTGTTATATTTAATTTTTGAATTTGCTCTATTGGCTAAACTTATAATATTTTTTCGTGTTTGAAAATGGTGCTGTCCTTTTCTTATTAATTCTTGTCCAATTTTATGAAATTCTTTTGTTAAATACTTTCCACCATAAATTCTAACTATATCTTTAGAGCTACATATTTGTGAACAATATTTAGAAATTTCGCCTTTTTTATTTCTCCATCGAGAATAAGGAATCAATTTATTGCAAACATTACACTCTGTCGCTAATAATCGAACATTGTCGCCAGCTTTTATTTCGCCTGCATTTTTCCATTGTCCATTTATTAAAACTGGATGATTTTCTGTAAACACAACTGACACATAAGAAATTCCTTTACCATTAGCATATTCTTGATTTTTGTAGTAAATAGTTACAACATCTTGTTCTTTTTCCAGATGCTTATGTAAATGTGTTACCTTTCTAAATCGTCCCTTATGGGTCAAAACTAAATCATTAATTTTTATATTTTTTATAAACACCCAGCCTTTGCTTGTAAACACTTTTGTATTCCATAAAGTACAATGTGGATGTGTAGACGTTACCGGTTCGGGGCCTTCACCAAGACGCCAAACATGGCCGTCAAGAGCTGTACAGATCGGACAAGCGTTTGGAGCAGCGCTCCATTGTTCGTAATTCACGCCGCTTGATTTTGATTGAGCATTAAATGCCCCGTTCACTGCCAAACTCGATTCAGACCGCGTGATCCTGTTCCAGTACCAAGCTTGCCCCTCGCCAATTGCCTTGTGCAAAAACCGGCCAACAATCAAAGGACTTTTCCCGTCCTTCGCCATCCCGATCAACTGTTTTCTAACATCTTTTAAATAATAACGCCCAAGCTTTGTTTGTATTCTTTCACCACCACTTTTAACAACTTCTTGCAAGTATAAATTTTGTGTTGACGGCAATACCTGAGTCTGTAAAATAACACTTTCGTCTATCTGATCAGGCTTTGCTTTTAATATCATTTGCATTGTTTTTTTCAAACCGACTGAAAAAGCCGTCAACATGAATAAATTATAAATCGGTATTGCAGACTCATCTTCAGTTTCGTTTGTTTGTTTCGCTAAAACGTCATGGCCGATTAAGCTTTTTTGCCAGTCCTTTATAATCCTCGTAAAACCACGACTCTTGTTTTCATTCCAAACAAATTTCCCTTTATCTGGAATATCCTCACCGGCTAAAGACGCTCTCACTTCTTCAATGTCCGGCAATTCAAACAGCTTTAACAAGTCAATTTCATATTCAGTGACTTTTTGCATTACTGCGTTAAAAAAGTCCTTGTGAAGCTTTCTCATCTCGACCCATCGGTGCGGCTTTCTTGCAAGTTCAAGCTCTACAATAGACGGCGATTCAACTTTTGCATGGCTACAACAATTTTCAAAGAACTTTTTAGCCTCGTGTTCCGGTGGGATAAGACCTGTTAAAATTGAATACTCTTTAAAATTCATTTTCAATCACTGCCGCTTTTTTCTTTTCTGCTTTTCCGTTGGTGGGCACGTAAATTTCAGTGCCATACAAACCTTTCATAATTTCACCGGCGTGAATCATTTTCACTCTTTGCTTGTGCTTTTCTAAAATTACCGCCATACGTTCATCAGGCATTTTTTGCCCGAACCCTATGGTTGCAAGATATTCCTGAACTTCCTCGTCATCTATAAGACCATACATCAACAAAAATTCAAGCGCTTTTAATTCCTTTTCTAAAGCGGCAGCGTTCAAGTGTCTTGCCTTTGCTTGTTCAACTTCATCCATGAGGTTCACCGGATTCCATTCATGTTTCCACTTCGCCCCAACATAGCCGTTCAGAATTAATGCAGTGTCTATAACTTTTGTTATGACCGGATCAAGCATAGCACGATAACTTTCTATGTTTGACACAATCATATCATTCTGGTGCGTAGACATTCGCTCTGTAGATGTCCATTTGTACAAGCCGAACATAAACGGCGGAAATCCCGTTCTTGAAATAATCTGCTCAAGAATAGTGTGTATTGGGATTTCAAGATTCATTATTTCAGAATCTCCGCCGAGGACTTTTACATGAACCTTTGTTTCAAACGGCGCACCTGCATGAATATCTCTTGTCTTACCTTGCCGCCTGTCTTGCATTACATTTGTGACTTGATCCTGAATTTTTGAAGCCAAACTTGCCACGAGCCTGTCGCTTGCTTGAGCTCCGCCCTCTACAACAATTAAAAAACTTGGGTCTCCAACACGCCAAATCTGATTTTCAATAGCTTTTTCTATGCGGATAAATATTTGTGAGACAAACGGCAGGGAATAAAACAAAGAATAACCTTGCGGCTCACCATCCCGCAAGTCAAAAGCTAAGTAATGAATAAATTCTTGTTTTTGGATTTTTACCGGCGTGAAATTTTGTTGGCTAATATAGCCAAGCGCTAAACCGTTTCCGTCTTTCACAAATCGAAAATGGTTTGCTTTTGCTATTTTCAATCTGTGGACTCCGGTCATAGAGGCCAACGGGACAACCTCGCCAAAGCCCATTCCTTTGGCCAGTGCGGACTCGCTTAGCTGGACTATCCAAGAATTGAAGCCTTGACCAAACCAATTTACTTGGACGTTTGTTATAAAGTCATCTAAAAACTTCTTCAGGTTGTCATTGCCAAAAGTCTCAATTCTAAAATTTCCAATTAGACGGATCAATTTCTGGACGGTGACGTCAAGAATAGGGATTGCCTCCCTCATAACATCATAAAGGTCTAAATTGTGGCGTAGGGGTTCGTAGGAATTGAATTGCGTAACAAATGGGGACTCCCAGCTTTCCCTTGTTTGTGCACGGGGTTGGTTTTCTTTAGCGGTTGAGATCCCGCGCATTAGAAAGCGTTCGATATTTTCGCGGAAATGAAGATTTTTAAACAAGACATTCATTTACTGTGTACCTCACTTTTCTACAGTAAATATAATGCCTTGCTTTTACTTTTTCAAGGGGGTATAGACTATTTGTAACTACCTAATAACTGTAATATATTCGCCTTAAATAGGTCTCAGAGTAATTTGATTGTTTTGCAACTTCGGTTATAGCTCTTTTGACAAAGTTGTTTCGCCCATCTCGCTTGTAAATTTCTGCCTTGCGGTCAATTTGCGCCCTTATCTTTTCATGTCTACGTTCAGTCGTTTTATACATTAGATTCACCTCGCTTGACGTTTACCTTATTTCACTTGCGCCAACTAAAGCGTCTATGTCAAAGGTCGCGTCTTTCGGCGAAAATGTGTTTATCAAAGCATCCCGAAAATCAGGGGATCGTTTTAGTCTCTTTTTTGTTAAATCTTTAGGTTCTATTTTTATTCTACCATCTGACAACGTGCTCCATTTCGTTTTTGTTAGGTCTTGCGTTAATTCATCAAGCCGTGGCAACGCCAGATTAATATCATATTTCGGGTTTAGCGCATCCCTCAAACTCCAACACAAATAAGACACCATGTCTGCAAAAGTTCTTTGCCCTGTAATGTCTGTTAGTCCTTTTGCAGATTCTCCAAACTTCACGCTCACACAGTCATGGCCTAACTCTGCTAAACGTGAAAAGACACCGGCGCCCTCGCCAATCGTATCAATGTACGCCACGCCGCTTGTGTTGCGTATTTTACCGACCGTTTCCATGTGATCCTGGTGGAAAAAGCTTTCAAATTTCTCAACGTAATTGCCGTACCGGTAGCAAAACACTGTTTTATCTCTACCCATGCCAGCAACATCAACGCCAAGCTTTAAGCGCTCATTCGGCTTTTGCATTTCCTCCCATCGTTCGTACGATTGTTCGAGCCAGCTTAACGGAATTAATTGATCTTCACTTTCTGTAGCATACTGGCCAAGAACCTTTGTTGAAAAAACGTCATCCGGTTTATACCATTGTCCGCACCACTTAAAACATTCATCTGTTATGTTTTCTTCGCTTACCGGCTCACAAAAATCTTTTATCATATCTTCAACCCAAAGTCGATCCACCTGTCCAGGCACTAATATTTTCCCACTTCGTACGTTCGGTGAATCAAAAGCAGATAATGTGAATTTTGTATATTTCGGGTCTGAAAACGAATCGTAAAATGGCCCCACAGACCCAAAAGCATTACCGACCAATAACAACTTTGCATTTCCACCAGTCATCAGCCCCCTTATTGCGTCAAAGGTCATTTGCTCTACAGAACTTGCTTCGGAAACGATAATCATTATGTTCGGGCTATGAAATCCACCCCAATCCTCTTGGGCTTTATCACTCGCCTTAAACGCCATCAAGTACCAATCTTCCTCGCCGGTTTTAATTTGACTTGTCAATAAATCAAAACCCAAGTCAATTTTTGTTCGGCGATAAATTTTCGCTATTTCGGCCATATTAATACCTATGACCTGTCTGCCCGTACTACTTGTTATTATAACCTTACTTGGCTTGTGTAGCGAAAGAAAACACAAAGCCGTTACCGCCGCTATAAAATCCTTACCATAGCTATGGCAAGATTTAATTGTAACAAATCTGTTCTCTTGGATTGCCCTCAGAATTTTCCTTTGCTTTCGGGTCAACCTTACGCCGAGAATGTCTTTAGCAAAAGCGACCCAGTCCTTTTTATAATCTTCTGCATTGTCATATTTCATTGTTTGTTTTTCTGCGCTTCTTCAAATTCCAGCCATTCTTTAAATGTTCGTGGAGTTTTTACTATACCAGAATGTTCGTGTTTTTCAGGAGCGTCTATACCAAGCAATTTACAACGCCGATCAATGCACCACTGCACACCACTTAGAAAACGAGGGTCACCAATTAAGTCCTCGTCTTTTGTTTTGATTTCTGTTATATCTTCATTTGTTGCCCTTATTTGCCCCCGTCGTGGGTTTAACTTTATAGTCTTTGATTTTTTATTATCTTTTGACCGCTCCCAAGCTTCCCAATAGACAAGCTCTAAATTATCTATCTTCGCCAGTTCACGCGCTTTTAGCTTATCAAAATCTTGCAGTGTTGACTTTAGCCATTCCTTTTGAATTGCTTTCAAGTCATTGCTAACAGTCGGCTGGCTTAAATGAAGTTCTTTCGCTATTTCTGCTTGAAGCCAGCCCTTTAAATAAAGTTCAGATATACGCCTCCGGTCTCGTTCTATCTGTGTTCGTGCTCTTGGCTTTTGTCCTTTTCGTTTGCTCATATTATTTCAAGTATTAGCTGTTAATTAATTCTGGCTCAAGACCCATTTCTGCCATACGTTCTAACGTTACCGCACAATATTCTGGCGATATTTCAAACGCCCTGCACTTTCTTTTCATTAATTCTGCCGCGATCATTGTTGTTCCAGACCCTAAGAAAGGATCGTACATAACAGCGCCCTCAAAAGAACCGTCACCCATGAGATTTAAGACTAATTCGATTGGTTTTGCAGTAAAATGCAAATCAGATTTCAATGGTTTGTCAAAATTGAGAACAGTAGTTTTGAACCCACCATAAAATTTATGTTTTCCTTTCCATCCATATACGATAAACTCATGCTTAGTGTTGTAGTCTTTGCGTCCTAACACATGATTATTTTTTACCCAAACTAAATAATCCCCCCACATGTACTTACTGTCCTCTATTGCTAATCTTAAATTATGCAATTCTTTTCCTAACATAAATATATAAAATGTATTGTAATTAGCAAATGGAACATTCTTCAAAAATTCATAAAAAAACATTCTGTAATCTTTTATATTATCATTATTCATTTCTTTCTGTATTCTGTTTCCGTCATCATATTTATTAAGAAATTCATTTTTTTCTGAATAATCGACACCATACGGGGGGTCTGTTATCATACAATCCACAAGCTCATTAACAAGCAACCTGTCAATGTTCGCCAAGTTTCGGCAATCCCCACAATACAACAAATGGTTTCCAATCTCCCATAGATCGCCATTTTTAACTTTCCATTTTTTGTTTAATTCATTCGCTTTGTCAATTTTCTGTTCTGGAACATCTGATTCATCTATTTTTATGTTTATTTCGTTTATACCAAATCCGGTTAAATTTAAGTCAATTTCTAAATCTATTGCTTTCTGTAATTCAACATCAAGCCTGTCTTGTACAAAATCGCCATGCAGTTTATTTGCCACGAGTCTGGCAGGAACGCTCATCTTGTCATTCCAGCAAACTTCCCGATAAGCCCAGCGTTCTTTACCTGCAACCACGTACCCATACTTTTCATGTCCAAAGACGGGATGATCTCTTTCCCTTGTTATTTCAATCCAGTATTCACCATGTTCTTTTTTAATTTGCCTCAGCCTTTTATGTCCACCAATCAAGGCTTCTTCTTTTGTATTGAAAACAATTCCCGATAAGTCCCCGAAAGATTCCATTGTATAGCCAAGCCGCTCAAACTCCTCCTCGGTCATTTCGCTCGGATTGTTTTCATATTCTTTTAGTTCTTTTTTAATTCTTTTTCTCATTATATAGTCACATGTTTTTATCATTTCCGAGAAAAACACTTCCGCAACAAACCCCGCACCTCTACCCATGTTTGCATATTATTCTGTCCGAAAAACTTACATATCTTTATATAGTCAAAACCGCGTCTATACATTTCTGCAATCGTGTTCAATGCAGCAAGTTCTTGCTCATCCCACGTTTTTTGATTCATCGTTTCTACCTGTATGTCTTTTTCAAACTTGCCATACGCTTCATGGTAACCGAACCCAGCCAACAACCTTCTAATATGTTTGTAACATTTATTTCTATATTTCCTTTCATTATCTTTTTCATATAACAATGAACACAATTGAGCTTCCTGTTCTAAATCATCTTTAAACTTATCATACGCCCACCACCAATTGCGCCATGCGATATGATGAAAAAAGGCTATTGGATCACGGACTCTCATTTCTAAACCGCCAGTTCAAAATCCCGTCCACATTACGACATCCGAACTTGTCAAATTCTGAATCGAAAAACGTAGTAAAACGCACTTTGTCATATCCATATAATTCTGCATATCTATCATAGTGACTCAAATAAGGCAAATCGTTTGACACGATATACGCCCAAATATCCATCCATGTCAAATGTCCAACAGGATAATACTCTTTAATTCCGCCGTAAGCCCCACCCTGCTTTATTCGCACCGTTCTTTTACAGCTTTCCTCCGCACGCAACCCCACAAACACCCCCTCGTAACCTTCCCGTCTTATCTTCGGAATCAGCTTACCAAGATAATCTTCACCCAACACATTTATAGCGCGTCTTTTCAGTTTGTCATATTTATCCGATGTTTCCAAACGAAAATTCTTAACATTCAATCCCTTGACAATCGCAATTATTTCATCGTGAAATTTCAATGGTACATAATACCTGCCGTAATCCCAATGCAAAACCATAACATCAGGAACCACCCGCAAAGCCAGATGAACCATCACGGTAGAATCTTTTCCACCGCTAAACGCACAATACATCTTACGACGACATGCAACATTAATTATTCTCATCGCCTTTTCTATGCGACTTGCATATCCATCCGTTTTGCTGTGTATCTCAAACGTCTGTCGCCAAATATTGTTCATACCGCTTCAACATCATAGTATTTTCCAAACCGATCTAATACTACGTTTAATCGCTTTCTGTTTAGCTCTACTCCATAACAAATCATATCATGCTTGTGTGCCAATTTCGCTGTCATCCCCTTTCCTATACACGGATCAAACACAGAACTCACTTTATCTTTAACAGCATTAAAAACACAATCCGTCATTCTCAGCCCATGCAATCCAGACGGGTCGAGATCAAGATGGTAATCAGAAAAAAACAACAAAACATTTTCATACAGCTTGTTCCCAGACTTATAAAAAACCTTCCATTTATTTTGTAGCCGCGGGAAATTACTGCCATGCGCCACTTCTATAAAGTCACGATAATGTGTAACGCCCTGCTCTACGAAAATAAACACCGGCGCGACAAGCAAAACTCCATGACAAAATTTTTCCCAAAACCGTACGATGTCAACGTCTCTTTTGTTTCCGGCCATCGTACGCCAATACTTGGCATTCCCTTTGCTC